TTATCAAATGTTTGCGATGATATCACATTGTATACGCTTTGTGAATTTTTATAAAGCATTAGTAAACTTTGCGATTTCCAGTTATCAAATGCTTTAAAGAAACTTGAAGATATTAATCGATCATTAATATCACCTCTTTTTAAAACAAGTTGCTTGGCATCACCTGAATCTGCTCTATGAATCAAAAATATATTAATATTTAATAATTTAGCCATATTTCTTATATCAAAGTCATTTGGTAATATCAATTCTTTTTGAAATAATTGTAAAATTACATTAGTGCGTTCATCATATGATAATTTATCTAAATGTTTGCTCCATAATAATTCTGGTGTCTTTTCTTTTTTAAAGTAATCTGAAAATGCTGTCATAAATGTATCTTCTTTTAAAAGTTTAATTCCTTGTTCTTTAGTACGCAATGTGTCGAGAATTTGTGACAAAGATGCCTTTTTAATATCATCCCATGAAACTCTTTTATTTATTTTAATAGATATCCAATTAAATAAGTCTTCAATAGAATCTTTAGTATATGATTCAATAATATTTATATTATAAGATTTAGAAAGTTTTCCCCATTTGCCTGGTAAGTTTTCTCTTTTAACAAACTTCATCATTTTAGGCATCTTTTCGAGCTCTTTTTCTTTTACATTATAATCTTCTACTATATCTTTCTTTTCAAAAGTAACTTTTGGATAAAGTATAGTTTTAGGAATACCATTATCAATTCTAGTTTGTGAAAAAATCCATTCTTTCCCATTATCAACCACATTGTTATCATAATATGTCTTCGCTGTTTTATCTATATTAATTAATGATAACCATTTAGAAATGGCATCTTTGCCATATCTAAATGGTATTTCTTCTAGTACGGCCTGCAATATATTCTTATCACGATTTGGAAAACTATTCATTAATTTTCGGATTCTTAAAATACGCGTTGGTTCTTTCATTACTTCTAATACTAAAGTATCATAATGCATCAATAATTCTTTTCCTACATCATTTTGTATTTGAAACCATTTCTTAGATACTTTATCACTTTGTAGAATAAAAGTGTCAAATTTATCATGACTATGTTGAATAATTTTTGGAGGTATGCTTAAATTAATTTCTGGTATTTCTAAGATAGCATTATAGATTAAAGGACTATCACTCTTAGTTTCAGTTCCTATATTTAAACCGAATCCCATATCTCTAATTTTATTTTTAAAAATTTCTAAATCAGATTTAAATACACGTATAGTTCGTTTTTCACCTTGGATATCTTCCAAAAATATAATTTTATATTTTGTAGCTACAAGCAATTCATCAATGCTATACATTCCAATTGGCATTATAATTAGTAAATTTTTCTTAGTTAATACACCATAGATTTCTAAATCCTGTCTAAGTATAATAGTATCTGGTTCAAAATTGATTGGATTATCAAGATCTACTATTTCTAAATATGCTTTAATTGTAGTCAAATTATCAATAAATGAATATTGTTGTTGCTTCTTGCACCTATTAAGTAATTTAATAATATATGGATATTTTCTTAGACTAAATATGGTTTCACCTATTTTATTTTTTTGTTTCAATTCTAAAGGTTCATATATATTAGATTCAGCATCATAGAATAAAAATATAACTTGATCACCAATACCACGACTATATGCAGAACATTGAAAAGTTACATCATTATTACCATATTTCTGTAAAACAACTAATATATATCCTAATAATTCTAAGATAGCTATAATATGATGTATGTTCTTTTGATCATTAGAATTTAAGTAATCTATAAAATTTAGATATGATTTATATATACTTAGATTTCTTAAATCATTGACACTTAAAAGATTATTGTTCCATTCATTGCTTTGTGCTATTAATTTTTTATTCTTTTCAGAGTTAGGAATAGTTTCAGAGAAGACTTGATATAAATGACCATTTTCCAATGCTAAATATTTCAAGGAACTTAATTTACTTTTAATTTCTTTAATTAATGCCTTTTTATCTGATAGTTTTAATAAGACTGCAATAGAATCTAATAATGAATCAGATGATTGTTTTATTCCTTTTCTAACCATACATGGTTCTTGACTTAAACTAGTACTGCAAATATGATAACCAACGTTTGGCAATAGAATATTATGTAATTGTTTTGGAATAGATCCATAGCGTCCTTCTGGTATTGGTGCAACAGCAGTCATAATATAAGTATCTTTTAATGAAAGCATCATAGAGGACTTTGAATCTGTCTTTAAGTTTTGATTTTGGTTTGGTTCTTTGTCAACTAATCCACATCTCTTTTTATTTTTATCATTTAATGCTTTTTTAAAACAACATGGTAAGCAAAATCCATTTTTTGGTTCAGTTGAATGAAATCCAATATTATGACTTGCTTTTATATCAGAATCCCAATAAGGATCATCATATAGCAATATAGGAATTTCATCACCATAATTATTACTTTCAGTTTTTGGACATTTATTATTATATTTTTTCAATTGCTTTTCAGACAAAGGTATTTTAGAAGTTGGACACCATATTTTAGGACAGAAATAATAGTTCTTTTTTTTACTTTCAGTACCATATTTTATAATACTATCCCAATTTTCAAATCCATCAGTTACTAATTTTTCTTTTTCTTCTTCTGAGATAACAACTGGTTGACGATATTGATTAGCTCCACATTTTCTAGCATATTCATTATCCTGAAATAATTTTGGATCAGCTTTCTTTAATAAATCAATAAAATAACGATCAGTCCCAGCTGCACCCCCATCACTTAATTCATAATCAATATCACCATCAACATCTCCAACTTCTTCAAATGGCTTTTCTTCTTCAACACGTACAGGGCCTGGCTCCTTGCCTGGCTCCCCTCTGCCTGGCTCCTTGCCTGGCTCTTTGCCTGGCTCCTTGCCTGGCTCTTTGCCTGGCTCCCCTCTGCCTGGCTCCTTGCCTGGCTCTTTTCCTGGCTCAGGTATTTTATCAAATTTAACAGGTTTCTTTTTACCTTCAGATTTCGTTCTTAAAGTACTATAGATCCATCTCAATATTCTTTTAGATTCATCAATACTTGATACATTTTCCATAGTAATTTTATAACTTGATGCATTTTTTGTAATTTTTATTATACAACCAGAGAACATTGATTTAACTTTTTTAGATTTATCTCTTTCTTCATCTTCATTCTCTATAGTATCTATCCAATAATCAATATCTTGTTTACTAATTCCTTGTTCTTCCAATGTATTTTTAATTTCATCTATCTCTATTCCATGTTTAATTTGATTTTTAATATAGTCATCTATTGAAATCTCTTCTTGATATTTAGTCTTTTTAAATCTAATTATTAATTCCTTGTCATCTTGTTTAATTATACTGAATAGCAAAATATTTTTACGAATATTTTTTGAAAATGTAGCTATTTTCACATTCTGATCAGGTATATCTACTTTTAGAGATAAAGAGTTGCATATCAAGGTAATTGGTTGTTTCAATATTTGTTGTAAATAATTTTTAACTAATAAGCTATGTTGTAATATTTTCTCCCATTCAACTAAACTCTTTGAATCAATTATATATCTAACATCAATATTAAACGTAGATGTAATGCTACATCTTGCATATACATCAGATGACTTTAAATGAATCATAAATACAATCATAGATACTTTTGGAAGTTTCTCATATAATGTCCATTGTTGAATAAGATTAGTTGGTATTTTGTGATTCTTATTTAGTTTATATTTTATTTTAGATATATCTTTACAGTATTGTATAAATGGTACCATATCACTTGTATTTGTACTTTCAAAAATAGAATCTAATGTAGTATTTGTTTTTATTTGTATTTCATCATTATTAAACTCAACTTTAGTATAAGTAAATGTATGTTTTATACTATTAATATTCTCTGACAACTTCCAAGTATCATATAATAAATTCGCTTGATTTTTAAGTTTTTGCAAAGAGTCAGTTGGTGTCCATTTTACAGATTTATCCGGAAAGTAAAAAGGTGCTTTTTGAATAATCTCAGATGCATCATTGTAAAAAAGAATATTTACTTCTTTCTCATCAAAAATTTCATTATCAATATAAGTCGTAGAAACATTTCCAATTGGATTCTTATATTTCCATGGATTAATTGGAAACTTTACATTAAATTTCGTTCTTAATTGTTTTTTATCAGTCCATACATATGGTAAATAATCTAAATTAGTCTCATCTTCATTAAATGATGCTATTAATAATGCAATTTTTGTAATTGCTATTTCAATAGTATCATCAGCAAATATAGGTATGTATTTTGAATCATTCGGATCAAACTTATATGTTTTTTTATTATTTTGAGTTATCCAACGATGAACTATTACATTCATTGTACCTTAAATGTTATGAAGAATATATTATCTTAATATAGAAAATGGAAGAAGACAAAAATAAAAAAAAAGAAAATAAGTACTTAAAATACCTTAAACCTATTCTAATTGTTATTTTAATTATCTCTTTATTACTACTAATATATGTTATATATAAAGAAACAACTAAACCAGCTATGGAAATAATAGGAGGAAAAAGATCAATAAATCATCGCCCTAAATCTAGTAATCATCGCCCTAAATCTAATTATAATAGAAGAGCACCAACCAAATCAGTAATTCCCAGATCAGTATTTAGAGGAGGATGCAGTGAAGATTTTAATGTTTGCATGCCAAACCCCTGAGAAAAAGAAAACAAAAATAATATCTCATCTTAAAAACATATGTCTATTATTTTTATAATAATTAAGAAGTGATTGATTAATACTTTTATCAAGTCTAGAGAATGTACATAAAATACATATTATTCTTTTATTGACATCATTATAATAGTAAGAAATCTGATTGTCATCATTATCAAACCGAGACAATATATTATATATAGCTACATTAAATATATTAATATTCTGAATTTTGATAAAATCTTTTAAAAACAATATTGGAAAAGTAAAAGTTGGATGAGTACATTTCGCTTTTGTCAATAAATTACATATATAAGAACAGTCTAAATGAAGCATTAATATATTCCATAGTTCTCTTATTTTTCTTTTATCATATGATCTATTTGAATATAAAATAAAAGCAATATTTAATAAATTTTCAATTAAACCAGATCTGTCATTTGTGAGTTTAAATATTTCATTAAGTTCTCTTTCACTATTTTTTTTCCAATAAGTCCATGATTTAGTTGTACTTATAATTGATTGAATATAACCATTGATATCTATTATATACGAATTAACATAAGATGGTATGAATCTTTTATAATTATTGAATATCTCCTTATTAAAATAAGGATACATAGCAGTTAAAGCATTTGCGACGACAAGTTTATTTTCTTCTTTAGCATATTGCAATAATTGTTGATCATGTTTAGAAAAGAATATATTTCTTATTTTACTTGATCCAAAATTAGGTCCAAAACATAAATAATAAAACGGAAAATCAGCGATCATTGTAGCTACATTTTTATAATATAGTTCGCTCCATCTATTTTTCAATATAAAATAACATTCATTTCTTTTATAATTTATATACCATTGTTTTAAAACACTATATAAATTACGTGTTTTTACTTTGCCAATTCTATGATATGCTAATAAAAGTATTAATCCGCTACCAATTGTATAACAATTATTTCTAAGAATTCTATATATTTCATATTGTTCTTCTAATGAAGGATCTAATTCTACCACATGTATTCTGTCATACGCATAGTTAATTGAATATATAATTTTAATGCCATTTATTTGATAAACTAATGAAGTAATTAGAAAAGTTTCATTATGATAGATATCTAACCATTCTTTAAAATTACAACTAGCTGGTATATTTCTAAATAGTTCTTCATTGTCAGTTAAAATATAAAAATACAAAGATGAATCTTGTTCCCATGGTATTTTTAAATAATAGTAATTATATCTAAACATATTTAAATAGATAAATTTCCATTCATTTTTAGAAGACATTAGATGGACTTTGTATAACTTATTTGGATCTGCATATTCAATTTTATAGTTTCTATTTGTATTGTCATTATAAATGTAATATTGATTTATTACATTTGATTCAATATATTCGACCATTGTACATTACTACTCTACATCTGCATATTTATATATTCTTTATATTCAAATTTAGGCATTATTGTCCCAACAGATGTATCTTCATCTAAAGGAGTTCCAAGTAATAATTTAGAATTTTCATATAATGGTTGAACTAATGGTGTTTGACCAAAAGTAGTGCAAACAGGAGCTCTTGGCATAGGAACACTCCATGCCATTTCTGGTAATAAAACCATATCACCGCGATGAGTTGGTATCTTGCCATTTACATATGGTTGTGTGTTATCATAATATTGTTTAGGGTCAGTTTCATCTACGTTAATATTCATCGTAGCTACATTATTATATTCTCCCGATGATATACCATATAAACTTTTTCTCAAAGAATTTACTCCAGATCCGTAATTTTCAAAATGTTCAAAAGAACCTGAACCAGAACCAGAAATAGATGCTTTATAAGATGATGTTCCTAAAGCAGGTGTTGATTGAAACCCAGTAGAACCATTTACCATGGCTGCTGCAAATGCATTAACAGAGCCTCCAGCAACAGAGCCTCCAGCAAGAGAGCCTCCAGCAACAGGGGCACCGCGTGCGTTACCTCCAGCAACAGAGCCTCCAGCAACAGAGCCTCCAGCAACAGAGCTTGCAGCAACAGAGCCTGCAGCAACAGAGCTTGCAGCAACAGAGCCTGCAGCAACAGAGCCTCCGCCAACAGAGCCTCCAGCAACAGAGCCTCCAGCAACAGAGCCTGCAGCAAGAGAACCTCCAGCAACAGAGCCTGCAGCAAGAGAACCTGCAGCAACAGAGCCTGCAGCAAGAGAACCTGCAGCAACACTTCCCATACCATTTTGAGATCCAAGACCAGTGTAATCATATAATTCATATAAATTAACTTGTGCAGGTGGACGAGATGTATAATCAAAAGTTCTATTGTCTACATCAGACTTCATTTGATCATTAGTTATTAATTGTTTTTGTTGATCTGGTAAGCCAAGTAGTTCTGCGGGTGTTAATAAACTTAATTGAACTGGTGTTAATGGTTGAAATTGGAAAGCAAAATCGTTTTCCATAGTAGATGGTGTAAATCCGGCACGTAATTCATCAGATAATTTATTCAAATTATTAGTAATTTGCAATGCTTGTTTTTGATCTTGAGATAATACTAAAATTTGCAGAGGCGTTAATGCTTTTATTTGTGACGCAGAGAATTGATTTAATATATCATTTGGCATGACTCTGATTTCAAAGAATGATAATGATGCTATATAATATGGAGTTAAATCAGATACAAGTGTTTTTGAATTTGCAAAAGTAGCAGATATAGCTAATGATACTTGATTTATTTGAACAGGTGTAAATGAAAGTACTTGTTGTTCTGTTAATTTTTTAAATACATCTGCGTTTAATTTCAATAATTCAAATAATAAATCAGGAGACATTGCTTGTAATTGTTGAGTATTGAAAGATGCAATCATATCCGCAGTTATCAAATTCGCATTACGAGCAGTCATTTCATATATATCTTTTGGTAATAACGATGCATTGTTATTTTGATGATGATTGTTCTTCTCCTTTAAGAGTTTCACTTTATTTGTAGGCGTATTCAAATTTCTAGCAGCCTTATTTATATCAAAAACACCATTTGCTATACTATCTATTTGTGATAACAGATTAGTTGAATCACCATCAGTATCTTCAACTGTTCTACTAATTCTTTCTGTTAATAAAGCACCTCTTGGTACACTGTCATTAATACTGAATGCTATAGATTTCAATGTGGTCGGATCAAAGTAATTAAAAAAGAGAGACATAGTCATCTCATAATTTAAATTATTATTGTAGCTATATTGTAAATCACTTTCAAAATTGTCATAATTTTTACTTCTTAACATAGCTTTGAAAGCTTTGTTATTATATCCCAAGTATACATAAATATCTTTAAGTGGTAAAATGATATTTGAAGGTATGTCTGTTAACAATTCAGATTCATATAGTTTAGATACTTTATTCATTAAATTTGTATCTTCTATAACTTTTGGTAACTCCGGTGATAACTCATTTGATTGTAACTTCTTTAGTCTTTGATATTCTTCACCGGTTATTAATCTTTGACGTAAATCATCCATCGTAATCAATCCGGAATTAATATTTCTAGATTGTTCAATAAGTTCTCTAGTATTTGGTTGTCTTTGCAATACTTCAGCATATGTTAATATAATATCATTGTCAATTATAGAGTTTCCGAAAGATTCATGAGTAGTATGAGAATCAATTAATTTATTAGTTGCATATTTAACTAATATTATAAGAACAATTATGACAAAAAACCATATAACAATATTCATTTTATATACCTCTACAATAGGTATTAGGAAAAATGCATGTGAATGTTCTTATTATTGGGGGTGGAATCTCTGGATTAACCCTCGCTTATAAATGTATCAAAAGCGGATACAATGTTATTATATTTGAAAAAACAGATAGATTGGGTGGAAAAATAAATTCAATCTATCATTCGAGAACAAGTATTAATATATCCCACCACAAACTAATGAATCTATTAAAAGAATTAGATATCTCATTAGCTCCAACTCCAACTCCAGAACAAGAACCGAATAATATAATCGGCCCTGGTCTATCTGGCCTCCCTGGCCCCCCTGGCCCTGGTCTATCTGGCCTCCCTGGCCCTGGCCTCCAATCAGTTTTGAAATTTGCAAAAACATTATCAGATGACAAATTAAAAAGTATTAGTTTTAATCAACTATGTACAACTGTATTTGGAAATTTCAAATTTCCAAAAGTCACCGAAGAAAGCGCATATGATGTTATAAATAAAAATAATGACAACTATTTATATTTAAAAAACAATGAAGGTTTCCAAGAGTTGATTAATAAACTAAGAAGTGCTATTCTTCTTAGTGGTAAAGCAAAAATTATGATGGAATCCCAGATTACCGGATTTATTAATAAATCTTCTTACATTCAAATTAAAATAAAATCAAAAAATGGAATGCATATATATAAAGGTGATGTTCTAGTATCTACTATATCTAAAAATAGTCTTTTATCAATTAACAAATGGAAGCCCGAAGAATTATCATTAATCAATTCAGTAGATTTGATATCTATGTATCATATAAATAGTCATTTTGATAATCATTTAATAAAACAATACAAATCATATTATTTCCACGGACTTTCAATGATAAGTTATAGAAATAACCTACCTTCATATATTAATAAAAATGATAAAGAATTGAGAAAATTCATAATTGAAAATTCACAAGTTGTTTTTCCGGAAATTCAAAAATTCCATAAACCAAAACCAAAATGGACTCGTAATCAAGGTATTCATATTTGGAAGAATGATGTTGATTCTGAAAAAATTATAGAAAATATTAGACAGATATATGGTAAAAAATGCGCATTTTTTATTATTGGTGATACATATAATAATAATCAAGGATGGATAGAAGGTGCACTCGAATCAATTGATGACATTTTCCCAAAGATTACCGAGATTGTTACTAAATAATTATTTCAAGAACTTCAAGTTCATTTATATCTTTTTTAATTGATTCAGTTGCTTTTAATACTGCTTTTTCACAAGTAAGTGATTCTACATTCACATATAAACATGGAAATACTTCATTTGTAAATTGAATGTTCCATTCATTATCTACTAAATTGTATGCATAAAAGTTATAGTTATTACTATATTTTTTTAATATATGCATCATAACATTTTTAGCATTTGGAATACTTGATGCAACAACAACAGTGCCATTTTTAAACTTCCATTTGATTTTATCTTGGTTGCTAAATAATTCTTCGGCTCTGTTGCTGAAATTGTATTCGGCTCTGTTGCTGAAATTGTATTCGTCTGGTCCGTTGCTGAAATTGTATTCTTCGGCACTATTGCTGAAATTGTATTCGGCTCTGTTGCTGAAATTGTATTCTTCTGGTATGTTGCTGAAATTGTTTTCGTCTGGTCCGGCGCTGAAATTGTATTCTTCTGGTCCGGCTCTGTTGCTGAAATTGTATTCGTCTGGTTTGTTGCTGAAATTGTTTTCGGCTCTGGTGCTGTTTTTCTTTTTGATTCTGTGATTTAAGTAACAACACAAATATTCACTACAATTTCTAGTAATCATATAAAAAATGAAATATTATAAATTTTAAGTAAAGTAAAATGGATAAGCCAATTACTTACATTTACACTACAGATGTTAAAGATATGACTGTTAAATGTCTTTTGAGGATAGGATATAACCTAATGAATATAAAAAATGGTGATGACGATGATAATGTAGTATCAAATATAAAAGAGATATGTGCGGAATTAATAGTTCGAAAAAACAATTCCACACAAGAAGAAATAGATAAATTTCTATATTATACTATTAGTCCTAATTGTTAAGCTTTTTATCTCGAGTTTCTTTAGAGTTTTCACTAATGTCTGTAAAATTAGGAAATAAGAGTATTAATAATGTACCTGAATTAGATATATTTAGGGATAGCATTACAATCAATTCGATAACTAATACTAATGTCATCAATATAACTAGTTCTACAAATGTCGCAAACATTACTTTTAATAGTAACATAGTAATATCAGGAACTAATAGTTCATTATCCGTCATTGCAGCAGGTTCCGGATCAATTATTAGTTTTTGTAATTCAAACATTTCAACAAATAATGGATTCCTAAAAGCAAATTCAAATCTGCTAAATGGTAACATTACAGTAAATATTAATAATGGGATGATAATTACTGATTCTAATCTAAATATTACAAATGTGAATAGTATATTAAATGTTTCAAATGGTATAATCACACCTAATATTTCCTATTCACCGACTCTACAGATCAGTACTAATTCTAATCTTATTCTATTTCCTAAATCTAATCTTTTAATTAATTCAAGTAATACCGTTTTTCAAAGTAACGTAAATGTTCTTACTGGTATCTATACTCCATATTTAAATGCCACAGCTATCAACTGTACAACTATTAATGCAACAACTATTACTTATAATACATCTACGGAAAACTTATATGCTCAATATTTAACTAGTTGCAATTTGAGCATTTATAATATTAACAGTAACAATGGGATAACAGTATACTCATCTGTTGCTGATAATTCTAATTACACAAATGCACTTGCTTTATATTATAAAAATACTACAGCTGGAATAAATGTATATACTCCAAAGTTATTAATTGATGAATATGGCCAAATAATATACAACTCATCAAATATTGCGAGAGGTGTTCTAGATATGTCTTATTATGGTTGTGGTTTTGATTCTGCATCTAATTTAGTTTATTTGCAAGGCAACCATAATAGTCCACTTGTTATAAATTCGAATGCCTATATTGGAATTGGTACTCAATCTCCATCAAATTATATACATCTTGATCGCAACAATATATCAAATTCTTCTGTGAATTCGCTGATTGGATTATATTCATCATTAAATGACATATCATATATTCAAGCTACTAGTAATAATAACTTAGTTTTTGATGTTTCAAAAAATGGCAATTTAACCATTGGTAATATTATTCCGACCAATAAATATAATATAGATGTTTCATCTAACATCAGAACACCAACTATATTTACAGATACAATATATAGTCGTAGCCAAAACCAAGGTCCAATTCCAATTGTGTCTTTTAGTAATGCAACTTTAAATAGTTCAAATATTGTAACATCTAATCTTACAGTTACAAGTGTATTAAGTGTTCAAGGTATTGAAATGGGAGGAGTTTCTTTCTCAAGTTCAAATGCGACTGTTAGTAGTACTGGATTATTCTTAGTTCAATCGGCTTCTAATATTTTCACATCTTCTTCTGCAATAACCACTGATGCTCAAGGAGTACCATTTTCAGTTTCATCTGAAGTTATGAAAGTATTATCAGTAAACTCTACAGCTACTTCACCATCTGTTGTTACCACCTTTGGACAATCTGTTCAAACTGCTGTTGGATTGAACGTATCCGCTCCTCAAACAACAAGAGGAAGTATTAGAGTTTCCTCATCAACAACTACTGGTTCATTGATTGAACTTTATAATTATAATACTTCATCTAGTTATCCATCACAAACAGTATTTTCATTTGCAGAAATAGGGATACAATCATTATCATCTGGAACTCCTGGACTTTATATTGATTACAATGAGCTCCAAGGCACAAATCAACATGGTGCTCTTTTTCTTTCAAAATATGGAATGCGATTACAGAACAATGTTCAAATAAATGGCACAAATTCTGATAACCAGTCTACTGGAATAAGCAAAGGCGGCTATGTTGGAATAGGATTAGGAGTATCTGGTGGCAATCCAATATTAGCAAAAACAATGTTACATGTACAAGGGGACAATTCTGGAAATGACGTTTTATCAGTTTATAAATACAATTCATCAACGCCTTCTTTATATTGTGATCAATATGGTAATGTTTTAATTGGTACAAAAACAAATGCAAATAATAATTATGTCTTTAATGTAAATGGAACAGCTGGATTTAACAATATTATATTTAGTGGTTACATAAGTGGTAGTATAAATGCAACAAATGTAACGATTGGAACACTTCCTAATTCTACATTGCCAAGTGTTTATTCTTCAAGTACTCCTTCTACTTATGGATCATCTTCATTTATACCAAGTATTACTGTTGATCAATATGGTAGAGTTATATCTGCTGCTAATAATCCAATATCACAAACACAATGGATTTCAACTGGAAATGATATATTTTATACAACAGGTAATGTTGGTGTTGGATCATCAGCACCAAAATATATGCTTGATGTAACGAATACATCTCGTTTTGAAAATATTATTGGTTCTGGTAGTGGAATCACAAATATTAATGCATCTAATATCTCAATAGGTACTCTTTCAAATGCACAAATAGGTGTAATATTAAATACATCATTACCCAATGTTTACTCTACAGTTATACCAACTAGTTATGGATCATCTGCACTTATACCAACTATTACAATTGATCAGTATGGTAGAGTTATATCTGCTGGAACTAATAGCATATCGCAGACTCAATGGGTATCGTCAACAAATTCAAGTATATATTACTCATCTGGTAATGTTGGCATAGGAACAACAACAGCACCAGCTTATCGTTTAGACGTTACAGATACAGCACGTTTTGCAAATATCATTGGTTCTGGTACAGGAATAACAAATATTAATGCTTCAAATATTGTTACTGGTACTTTACAAAGTACATTATTACCACCATTGTCATCTAGTGGAACATATGGTACATCTACAGCTATACCACAGATCACTATTGAT